TCATCGTTTACAGGTGCTCTTGAATCCATGTGCCAGTTATAGTGGCCGCCAATCCCATATTGGGACATTTGTATATTTTCTAACCTACGAATGTCATAATTCCAATTCTTATTGGCTTCTACAATATATGATTGAACTACACATCCAATAGGTGTTAACAGTTCTTCCCAGTAAATTTGACTAATTCTTGATTTAGGGTCAATTTCACCACGCTCTTTGCGATTTAACTTGCCAACTTCGGTTTTATTCCAATCGATTGATTTAATTACATATTCGCAAAAGTCTTTAGATAAAGCCTTTTCATAGCGTTCAAAGTATTTATTTAACACGCTGAATGACCCCTAGTGCTCTGATTGCAGCTTCAACGCTATCAACCCGACTGATTGGGCCACCTTTCCATTTAGCCATAAACTCTAGCTGGTCAGGAGTAAATTTTGCTTTGCTATCTTTTTTGATTTCCATTAACAGGCTCTCTCCTGCATATCCTACTAAGAGATCAGGACAACCGTGCTTCATTGCAGCCAAAGATACAACCGTTGCACCAACTTCTCTTAATGCCGCCACAATTTCTTTATGGTTACTATCAATTCGTGCGTATGTCATTGATTTTCAATTAAAATAGATTAGTATTGGCTAACTTTACACCAAAAGGCTATTTATGCAAGGTTATTGGCTTAACGATCAAGAGTTTATAACTCTGTGGAAAAAAATTGGCAGTCCCGTAGAAATAGCAAAAGAATTAAAGTGCGATATACGTTCAGTATATAACAGACGCAGGTCAATAGAGTTTAGGTTAGGCATAGAGTTGCCGACTACTAAAGACGCTCGATATAACCAAGTCAAAGAAGTTAAAAAGATAGAACAAACTTCAGGTCATGTCCGTAGGGGCATTGAAATTAAGGATAAAGGTCGAATTGTGGTGTTTTCAGATGCCCATTTTCAACCTGATGAAGTAACCCCAGCATATAAAGCACTATTGGCAATCATTAAGCAATTTAAAGGTGAATTGAAGGCGATAGTGGCCAATGGCGATATGTTCGATGGCAGCCAAAATAGTTCCCATAAAAGAATCCAATGGTCTAAAACCCCAACTGTCAAAGAAGAATTAGAAGCCTGTCAAGAAATGATGGCTGGCATTGAAAAAGCTGCTAGAAAAGATACCCCTTTGATTTGGTGTCTTGGTAACCACGATGCCCGTTTTGAAACATTTTTATCTAACAGCGGTGCTACATCTTATGAGGGCATACAAGGGTTTTCCCTTAAAGACCATTTTCCTATGTGGAAATCATGCTGGTCATTCTATGTAAATGAAGATACTTGCATAAAACACCGTTGGAAGGGTGGATTTGGGGCTACAAGGTCTAATGCTCTTAACAGCGGTATCAATTACATAACGGGTCATACCCACAATTTAAGCGTTTTTCCTATTACTGACTTAAATCCAGCGTTTAATATGGGTACACGGTGGGGCGTACAAACTGGTACGCTTGCTGACATACATAGCGATGCTTTCGTACATTACACGGAAGATGCAAGCGTTGATTGGCGTTCAGGATTTGTATTGTTATCGTGGGAAAATGGCAGGATGTTAATGCCTGAAATGATTATGGTATGCGGTGAAGATGAGTATGAATTCAGGGGTCAAATTCATAAAATATGAAGCTAAATTCTGAAGTTATCCGTAATGCGTATGCCAGCTTAAGCTGTTTGTACCCATTTACTAAATGGAAGATGCCCTTGCCTGAAGAAGTAGAATTTTTAATCGTTCCTGACAAAGATGCTATGGGAACTTATACATACGATACAGGGGGTGACTATGAACACACTATTACGATTTCTTCTGCTCGCTGTGGGCATTACTACACTATGCTCACAACTTTGGCACATGAGATGGTTCACATGAGTTTTCACCGTTTAAAGGGTGATAAATGGCTACATCATTCCGCAGAATTTCGTAGGCGGTGCAAGATCGTAGCGTTTGAAATGGGCTTTGACGGTTTAGAACTGTAATTTTCCCAATCGGGAAATTTTGCTTAAAAAATCAGCAAATATCAAACATTATTCCCGTTCGGGAAACTTTTTTGTAACCTATAAGTAACATCTAGGTTATTAAATGTTACCCATAGGTTGCAAAAGGTTACTTTTGTAAACTTTTAGAAACTTTTTGTAAAGTTTTTCCAGTTTGTTAGCCAGCAATTGTATAAAAATTCATACGCAGATTGCGTAGTTTCTAACAATTCTTCAAATCTTTTAAATTCTTTATCGTACATAGCAATCTCCTGTAAGTTATGTTGCATTGCACCATTTTACATTATTTTGCCAATATGTATAACCCGACATTAGAAAAGGCGTAACCTGTATATACAACTGCCATAGGCAAATTGCCTTTAAAACCCTGTTCTATACCTATATAGGCATAAATTAAACCTGTGACAATGATTAGCCAGCTACTCACCTATGAGCCTTTTCGTTTGCTCAAGGAGTTCTTCTTCCGTGATTTGGTACACGATTTCGAATTGTTTGCGGCCCATTCCGTGAATACTGGTATTTGATCCTCTATGGTGGTACGGACATAAGGGGATAACAGGACTAACGCTTCTCGGCATAGTTCGTCTAATGTGATGCAATTCTGCTGGCGTTTCACCGAGCGATAAATGCCTACATAATGAGCATCCCAATTCAGCAATTTTTCTGAAACGTTCTTTGTCAACTTTAGTGACCATTGATGTGATCTACAGTCAACTGCTCCAGTTTTTCGCTTGATTCAGCTATGTCTACGCTTATTTCAAGCATTTGTGTGAAGTCTTTACGATTCAAAGCATCGTCATACATTTTGCAAAGTAACTTTAGGATTAAAAATTCTTCTGTAAGTTTTAACATTATTTCAATATCCGATCTTGTGTACGGTTAGATACTTCTAAGGTTTGCCATGTAGCGTGTCTAAGTCTAGCGGCTTCTAATTCCCATTTTAATCGTTCTGCGTTTTCCGTAGCCTGACCAATCGCCTTACAAAGATTCTGATAATCTTCGCTTCTATACGCTTCACGCTCCTGTGCCCCGAGAGATTGTTCGCTAGTTTCAGCCATTTTGATGGCCTTGAGCGAACTCTTATACGCTTCAAGTTGTGCCAATTCACCCTTTGCTTGGGCATATTTACCTGCGTTTTCCAGTATGAAGTCTATACATTTATTGGGGTCTATCTCTCTCATTTTCCTAATCTTTTCTTTATCAGCATCTTTATGCGTTCTTCTTTATCAGGGTATTGGGCCAACAATCTTACAACTTCAGGCCAACCCCTGCGTTTTGCTACTGCGATGTACCACTCAACCAAGTAATTATCAGAGTTGTTCTTCAAGTTGCTTTATCTTCTGACTAATTCTTGCTCGTAACTGTTGCCAACCTTCACCAGCGTAAGGAGTTACCCCTACTTCTTGTGCTTTTTTAAGGGTCAATTCTTCTGTGGCATAAAACGGCAATTCAGGTTTTTTGTTTTGTATTGGTTCAATGTCAAGGTCATCAGTCCAGCGTTCTTGGTTTAAAAAAGTGGCAGGGTATGGGATGAAATCTTTAGCCGTTTCCTTAATCTTCCAATATTTCAAGTAATTAGGCATAGCCTCGATACATTCAAGTTGCTGGTCAGGGGTAAGTTTATTCCAAGCCTTTTCAGCATCTTTGCGAGCCATTTTACGGGGGTACAAACCATAAAAAACAAGAAAGTTCATTCGGTTTTCTCTGCTATTAAATTGTGAACTTGAGAAGATATTTTACAAATGTATGCAATGTCGTTTATAGACAACTGACCTAACAACTGCAATATTTTCATTACAGCAATGTCGTTATCTAACGGCTGGGGCTTAATTAAAGTTTCTATCATGCTCTAATTCCCTAACCTGTTCCCGTAGTGCAGCACATTCAAGTTCAAGCATTTTGTTTTTTGCTTCTAACTCGGTCAGCCTTACGCTTATTTGATGCAAGATTTCCTGTAAATAAGGGTTCATTGTGTTCCTTGATTAGTTTTTTGGCTTTTTTAGTAAGGATTTCATCTTCGTCATCTCTAACTTTGTATCTATCAATTGCTTCGGTAAGCATAGCAACAAGCCCCCATTGCACAAGCGTTTCAAGTCCTTGTTTATCAAAGATAACTTCAGCGTTGGCCGATCCATCTTTATTCTCTTTCAGTATCTTTACTTGTATCTTCATGGTTTGCAAACTTTATAATAGGTTTATCAAGGGCAAGTTTAGCTAGTTCAATGTATCTATCTACTTCTAGCCGATCCTCGCCACCAATGGCAGCCTTACTATGACCAATTGGTTTGCCCATGTTGTCGTAATAGACTTCACGGATTTCAAAGTAATCTTCATAAGGACTACTCATATTAACTAAGCGTAAATTCCAAGTCATGATTTCACCCAAAATAAGACCAAACATAAAAATGCTAGGACAGTACCTAACACGGCAAATATTCCAATTGAGAAAATAATCATCAAATTTTCAATCATGTTGAAAGTATATGTTAAGTTGTCTTAATATATTAAATTTATTTCTAGGTGTTTTCCCTAATGTGTTGTTTTTTTACAATAGGTTGCCCAAAGGTGATAGCACCCCATCCATTCAGGATGTGTCCCGAACTAATGCTCCCGAAGGTAGTGTTCATTCGATTACAAGGTTGTCTGTCACCATTGTCCTTGTATCTTGTGTAGTCCCCACTCAAGGCTACGGGGCTTGCTGTCAGGTGTAAACCAGCCCATGTTTTATTCCACGCCACCCATTTAAGTGCTTGTTATCGTATGGAGTACGGCAGAAATAGAAAAACCCCTTAAGGTAGCTCTAAGTTGATCCCACTTGCTAAAAGGTTCGACAACTTTTAGTAAATGCTCAAAGCTACCCTAAAGGGTCTAGTCGATTTTAATAATGCAGGGATCAATCTGCCTGTCTAGTATAGCCCAAGTCTTTCAAAATTAAAATCTCCGTGAAAACCAAATGTTTTAATGTCAGACAATTCACGTTCAAAACTGAAATAACGGGCTATTTCTTCAGGGGCAAATTTAACACCTTTATTTTCAAGAAAATCCCTATTTAAATGGCAAATTTGGTCATCTTCGTTGTGATCTGTATATACAAATTCAGGGCTGGCCGTAAGCTGGCAAAGCAGCTTTGAACGTAGACTAAAGCCACCATTACCTACTCGTCTATTTTCTTCATGCCACGGCCATACTGCCCCAATGTAATCATAATTTAAAAATTGGTCATTCCAAGCATCAGGATTAATAATGTAACCATCCCATTGAACTATCAAAACAAAATTCGTGTGGATGTGTTTATGCAATTCTTGAAGAATAAATTTGCTGTAGGCTTGACGGCTATTGATTTGAGGGTCATTTATAAATAATTCATCACCAAAAATAAAACTACTTTTACACCTGTCAAACGCTTTTTTTGCTTTATCAGGCTGTGCCGAATCAATACAACACAATGTAATGTTATTCAATCTCAGGCCATATCATTTTATAAGAAAGCGGAAATAACGACTTTCTAGACCATAAACCGTGACTTTCTTTTTCCAGCGTAGCGGCTAGGATTACCAGTTTGTCATACGGAATAACCCCGTTTTGCCACATAGATACCGCTGGAACGCTTACACCTACTAGGTTTGCTACTTTTGTAGGGCCGCCAAGCAGGGCGATCATTGTTCGTGTTGATGTTTTATCCATTCAGCTATCTTAACATTTTTACAACATTTTGCAAATAAAGTGTTGCAATCTTTATTAAGTTGGCTTAAGATAGTCTTACGGTATGTGCCGTGTTAATAGGAGAACTCGTATGAGTGAGCAAGATCAAGACTTTCACAGCTTCCAACAACATTTGGAACGCATCTTTAAAGACCTAGAAGATGGTGTCTTTTTAACAGCAGACGAAATCGGTGACCTACGCTATGCCTGTGGATTACCTACGCCTGTTAGAGCAAACCCCGTATTAAAAGCAGTCTTTGATGACTTTTCAACTATTTTTGGAGCAACAAAATGATTATTTCAGATAACAGTAAAGAATTTAAAATTGCCCCTGCTGGCAATCACATGGCTCGATTGTACTCGGTCATTGACTTAGGGCATCAAGCTACCGAATGGGCTGGTGAAACCAAAATCATGCACAAGGTCGTATTGACTTGGGAATTGCACGGTGATGACGATACAGGTCAACCATTGCAGACTGACGATAAAAAGCCATTAATCGTGTCTAAACGTTACACCGTGTCTTTAGGTGACCAAGCTAGATTGCGTCAAGACTTAGAAGCGTGGAGTAATAAAAAGATGACCGCAGAAGATCGCAAGAACTTTGACCTTAAAAATCTATTAGGAAAATTCTGTATGGTAAACATTACCCATTCAGAAGATGGCCGTTACGCTAACATCAGCGGTATTAGCCCTGTACCATCAGCGTTACGTAATCACCAGCCTGAAGGTATAAACCCTACCAAAATCTTTTGGTTACAAAATTACAAACAAGAAGATTACGATGCGTTGCCAAAATACTACAAAGAAAAAATTGCAGAAAGTAGTGAATGGCGTGGTCAGAAAGCCCGTGAAGCAAACGAGCCTAAGATTGAAGATGACAACCTTAACGATATTCCATTCTGATTATGATAGTTAAAGAAAAGGTACAGGAAAATGGTCATTGGTACACCAAAGACGGCACTCCAGCCTATACAACCATCGGCAAAACTGGCGAAAGAGCAACAACCCTTCGGGATGCACGAAAAGAAGGACTTTTGCCAAGTGTTACAACAATTATCAACTTGCTATCAAAAGCAGGGCTTGATACATGGAAACAACAACAAGTCCTCTTAGCAGCTTTAACCCTACCTAGAGAAGTAAATGAACCCGAACAAGAATGGTTAAAACGGGTGATGCAAGATAGTAGGGCCACAGGTAGGGAAGCAGCAGAACGGGGTACAGCAATTCACGCCATTATTGAAGGTTATTTTGAGCAAATGTATTTGCCTGAAAAACCTGCGTATTTGGATGCGATTGATAGTGCTCTTAATAGTGCTTTTGGAAGCCAGCCGTGGCTTGCAGAGAAGTCTTTTGGGCATCATCTAGGGTATGGTGGCAAATGCGATTTGATGGCTAAACCCATTAATGGTCAGGGTACAGGCTACATAGTTGATTTCAAGACAAAAGATACCGACTTAGACAAAGTTGATGTATATTTTGA